AAAAAAGCCCTGCCCAAGTTGGGTGGGGCTTTTTAAAATTAATAAAGATGGTTAACTATAATTCTGTTTTAGACATTGAGTTTTACGATGATGACATCGTGGAGCCAGTTACACTTACCGAGGCAAAAGATTTTTGTAAAATAGACATCGGAACCGATGACACTTTGATAACGGCTTTAATCACTGCAGCAAGACAGCAGTGCGAAGCTTACACAGGTGTTGGATTTGTGTCTAGAGAATTGGCTGCGGTGCTTAATAATATCAATGGCGATATTTATATCCCTTATGGTCCGATTAATGAGATTATCTCTGTTGAGAATGAGAACGGCACAGAGTTGATTTATGGCACTGGTTATAAGTTAAGCGGCATATCTTTTAAGCGTTTGGAATATCCTAAAGAAACTAATATAACCGTAAGCTATTATGCTGGTTATTATGAGTTGCCTGAAGTGTTAAAGACAGCGCTGCTCAATCAAATATATTATCTTTACGATAACAGAAGCCAAGGCATTGATGACATTAGCCCAATTGCTAAGACATTATTAAATATTTACCGCCGTGTATAAATTAAACAGAAGAGTACAGGTTAACAGATATACAACTGCTAAGAATCAATTTGGTGGCTTAACGGCTATCTTGACTGGTAGTTGGGATAAATGGTGTGAGGTAAGAGACAGAACCGGAACGAGTGGCAATGATTATCAGCAGTCACAATGGTTGTACACTCATATCTTTGTAATGAGATACGAGAAAGAAAGACCGACAAGGTCCAATGATGTGATTGCTTATGAAAGCGAATACTACAAAATAAACAGCATACAAATACGAACAGAGGGAGCAAAGTCATTCGAATATATTGAAGCGACAAAACTTGATGAAAACATTAACAGCGATGCACCTATGGACTTAAATAATATCACGTATGTAAACTATACGGCAAACGAGGATGAGTACGAGATAACAGATGCTAACTTGATTGGTAAGCATTTATTTTTAGTTCTAAAGGATGGCATCGGTTACGAGCTGCTGACAAGTGGTTCACCAACAGGAAAACAAGTGGTATTTAATTCAACTACTGGCTTGCTAACATTTGGGGTGACTTTTGCGGCTGATGAGATTATAACTTACATTTACTATTAATGAGCTATAAAGTTCCATACAATACGCTCCCAGATTTGGGGGCATTACAAAGCGGTGACTATGTGCCAATGCTTAGACCTCCTTTTGATGAGGGCAAAGCATTTGTGAGCGATTTTAAGGCGGCAATTTCGCCGTTAAAATGGTATGCGGTACAGATGACACAAGCGGGCGGTGGAGCGCCAACAGTTGGCACTACATACCTCAATGAGATTGGCGCTATCAGTTGGGCTTATGTAACTACTGGAACATATACAGGCACGCTTACCGGGGCATTTACCACACCATTCCCAAAACAAACAAATGTCTTTGGATTGATTGAGTTCGGTAAGACATATTTTTATGCTGTTGAGCGTGTTGATGCGGATAACATAACACTATACACGTATCGTGAAGATTGGACTTTGCAAGACAATCTTTTGCTCAATAATGACATTAATTTCTACTGCTATGTTTAAGATTGAGGTCACTGGTGTTGATGCAACGCTTAAAAAGTTTGATACTTTGGCTAAAAAGACAAAGCAAGACGTTCAAGCGGCGCTTAATGACTTTGGAGACAGGACTGTAGAGAATGCGAAGATGTTGGTGTCTGCAAATTCAAGTGATGAGGGTGCTTTACTAAGAAGCATTACAACAACTTATGGCGATGGTAATGTGTCGGTGCAAGCTTCGGCAAGATATGCGGCTTATATTGAGTTTGGTACTAGAAAATTTGCTGCTGCTTATGTGTCTAGTTTGCCAGCGGATTGGGCGAGTTATGCGGCTACATTTAAAGGATCAGCAGGCGGCACATTTAAAGAAATGGTGTTAAGTATTATGGCTTGGTGCAAACGTAAAGGAATTGATGACAAAGCCGCTTATCCAATTGCTAGAAGCATCATGATAAATGGCATAAGACCAAAGCCGTTTATTTATCCATCATTTAACGCTGAATTTCCTTTGTTAATTCAAGATATAAAAGCTATCTTTAAGTAATATATGAAAGATGTAAACTCGGCCATATTGCAAGCTTATTATGAGGTGATTGATGACCTTGAGATACCTTGTTATGAGGGCGAAGAACCTGATGACGTTAAGCATCCCATTTATTGCGTTATCTCCGATGTAACTTCTACAGAGACATCAACAGATAGCAGCTCCGATGTAAATGCAACAATCCAGCTAAGCTTTCATTCATGGAAGTACAAGTACAATAATTCGGAAGATTTGAATAATGTGGTCGGAGATGTATTGGAGGCAATAAAGCCAAATTCAAAAAGTGTGCTAGATTTATCGAATTATGGATTACAAATGTTAAATTTGAGTGTGCAAACGGATAGAACAGACAGATTAGGTGAGTTGGGAGGTAAGATATTTATTACCAGGATATTGATTTTTAAGCAAGATATTTTTATTATATAAAACCCATAAATTAGAATAAAATGGCAGAACACAAAGTAGCCGGCGGTACAATGTTACTTTTCATTGATCCAAATGGCGGAACAAGTTATGACACCGTTGTATGTTTGACATCGGTAGGAAAATCGGACAGCGTTACAGTTGTTGACGCATCTTCAGCTTGCGGACCAGACAAGTCACCTGGTACATTAGAGTTGTCTTACTCATTTGAGGGACAGCATTTGCAAGATCCTGATAGCGGAAAAATCAGTGGTACATCACTTCGCCAGTTGTTGCGTTCTAAGACAACTATTGGCTGGAAGATTGCACCTGAAACACCAGTAACGGGAGATGAGATTGAAAGTGGAACAGGTTACTTGTCGGAATTGAGCAGCACTTATGCTTTTGATTCTGTTGGTACCTTTACCGGAACAATTCAGCCATATGGCACTCCTACTTTGTCTACTCAAGCATAATAAAAACAAATGGCCGAGCATAAAGTTCAAGGTGGCGACATGCTGCTTTTCATTGATCCTAACGGAGGCACAAACTATGATATAGTTGTGTGCCTTACTTCTGTTGGCAAAAACGACAGCGTTACAGTTGTTGATGCGTCTTCAGCTTGCGGACCTGATAAAAGCCCAGGCACGTTAGAATTAAGCTACTCATTTGAGGGGCAACACTTACAAGATCCCGACACAGGCAAAATAAGTGGAACAGATTTGCGTCAGCTATTGAGAAGTGAGACAACTATCGGCTGGAAGATTGCACCTGAGAACCCTGTAGATGGTGATGAGATTGAAGAGGGCACTGGCTACCTATCGGAGTTGAGTAGCACTTATGCTTTTGATTCTGTGGGTACATTTACCGGCACCTTGCAACCTTATGGTGATCCTACATTGACCATTTATGGTGGCGGTGGCGCTTTGGTAGTTGGGCAAGATTATCAAGGCGGTGTCATTGCTTGGCTTGATGGTGGAGGAACAAATGGCATAATCGTACAGAAAAATTATGACGGATTTGGTGTTTTAACTTCTAGATATTTTGCAAGTTGGTCAAGTCCAGACAATAACGATACAGGAGCGACATTGACAGCGTGGGGTTCAGGTACAGCAAACACCAACAGCATTATAGCTACAACTACTACTTCTCTAGCTTTAAGTATTTATAACGATACTTACGGGGGTTATAGTGATTGGGTTATGCCAAGTCAAAACGATATGGATAACATTTTAAGCAACGGAGTGACTTTAAACATAGGAAGTGGAGATTATGCAACGTCAACTCAAAATGATAATAATACCTTTAGAGGGTTTAATTATTTTTATGGTGATCCTGCTGGTACATTAACAAGCTTAAGCAAGACGTTCCCATTTGCAGCTTTTGGAGTAAGATATTTTTAAATAATAAACACTAACAACATGAGTTACATTCAAATCAACTTAGGCGGCGAGTTGCGTGGCCTTAAGTTCAATCAATTGGCTATAGAAGTCATTGGCAATTATAACGATTCACAGACAACCACTGGCTTTTTATATGCCATGATTTATGGCGGTTTAAAGGGCAATGCTTATGTAAAGCGTGAAGAGTTGACGGTAACATTTGAGCAGGTCTGCGATTGGGTTGATGTGATGGAAGATAAGGAGAAAGTAATTGCAGAAGTGAGCAAGGTTCTGGCTGATACACAAATCTGGCAAGACCTGGTGAAAAAAGGAACCGAAGAGATTGAGGAGAAAAAAAAAGCCATAGAGAACGAGCTTACGACAATTTAAAGTTTGCCCTTGGCAAACTTGGTTGGTCGGTGTACCAATATTATACGGCCCTACCGATGGAGTTTTATGCTGCGAGTGAGGGGTATTATGAGAAGCAAAGAGAATCGGTTATGGTGGTTCGCTTTGCTTCTTATCGTATAGCGGAAAGCTTTGCAGGTACAAAAGCATTGAAGAGCATTGGAAACTTTTGGCCGATGGGTGAAGATAACGGTGAAACGAAGAAAATAGAAATGACCAAAGAAAGATATGAGGCGATATTAAAAAGACATAATTTAAAAGTAAAGTAAGATGGCTGAAGAGATTAAGATAATTATAACGGCTGATGGTGTTGACCAAGTTTCTAAAGGACTTAATGCCACATCGGACGCTTTAAAGAAAACAGCCACAGAAGCTTCAAAGACAGGGCAAGCGCTTAATAGTACATTAAAGCCAGGAGCAGCCCAAGCAGGTCAATCGCTTAATAACTTATCAAGGATTGCGCAGGATGCGCCATTCGGCTTTATTGGTATTCAAAACAACATCAACCCATTAATCGAAAGCTTTGGTAGATTAAAAGCTGAGACAGGATCAACAGGTGGCGCATTAAAAGCTTTAGTTCAGGGGCTTGCTGGTCCTGCTGGTCTTGGTCTTGCGGTTGGTGTTGGAACAGCGTTACTTACTGCTTTTGGTGACGAGTTATTTAAGTCAAGTAAAGAAGCAGATGTACTTGACCAAAGTTTGGTGCAATTAGGCAAAGATATTACTGCTGCAAATGATGACTTTAAAGCTTTCTCTAAAGATTTAGACAATGCGCAAAAGACAAATGCTTTCAACATCACAGCTAGATTTGGTAGTGAGTTTGAGGGGCAATTTTTGCAAGCTCAAGCAAACTTTGTAACTACATCGGAGAAGCTTGTAAAAGTTCAGGAAGATATAAACAAAGCAAGACAAGCTTATAATGAAATCTCGGACAAGACACCTAACAATGCAACTGAGGAACAAATAAAACTTCAGGACGATGCAAGAAAAGGGTTGTTTGATTTATTAGAGCAAGAGAAAGAATTGATTGCTCAACGTGAGCAAATTGCGGCGCAAAATAGGTCATTAAGAGCGGAGGAAGACAGGAGATTAGCTGCTGAGAAAAAAGCCGCTGCAGAGCGCTTAAAAAATGTTGAGACAATAGATAGCTTAATTGCTAAACTTAACAAAAGTATTGCAGACCAAGACATTTTAGCAAATATACTCGGCACACCAAGGATTGAGACAATACAAAAAGATTTTAAACTTGTTGAGGGTGCAATTACTAAGCTAGTTGAGAAGTTTAACTTGACAACTGCTGATGCAAGATTGCTTAAACTACAAATAAAGGTAGAAAATCTTGAATCAATACTTAAGCCAGCGGAATTAATAAAAGTTACTCAAAAAACAAGTAAAGAGTTACAAACCGCTTTAAGCACTGAGTTAAAAGATATAAAAGTTTTGCCAAATGTATCTGTAGAGGGTGGCATAAAAAATATAAAAAATCTTGAAGAATTTACTAAAGAATTAGAAGGGTTTTTAGAAAATGCTGCAATAGATATAGCAACAAGCTTTGGCGAAACTTTAGCAGGGGTAATATCTGGGACTGCTAGTTTTGGAGATTTTTTTGCTGGTTTAATGGAAACTTTAGGTAAGGGTGTTGAACAATTAGGAAAAGATTTAATAAAAATTGGTGCCCTTGGAATTATTGCACAATTGGCTCTTGATCAAATATACATAAACCCTTATGCTGCAATTGCTGCGGGTGTTGCTTTAGTTGCTCTAGGTAATTTAATAAGCCAGACAACATCAAAGAATAGATTTGCGGTTGGTACTCGTAACGCTCCGGGCGGTTTGGCGTTAGTGGGTGAAAGAGGACCGGAGCTTGTAAGTTTGCCGGGCGGTTCGCAAGTTATTCCGGCGGCGCAAACATCACAAATGATGGGCGGCATGAGTGGAGCTGTTGAGGTGTTTGGAGTTTTACGTGGTCAAGACATTTACTTCTCTAACAAAAAATACGGTCAAACATATGGCCGAACAACATAACACATGGCATACGGACTAAGATACACAGCGGACTTTGATTCACTTTCAAGCGGACCGCTTGACTTTACGGTACAA